ACTGATCTAGACGAAACCTTAGACGATGAAGAATAAATTGGAGTTAAATTATGCCTACACAAACAAACAGTAGCACTCGATTACTGCTTTCTGAAGTGCTACGAAAAGTCAGCAACGCAAAAACAAAACAGGAAAAGATTAATCTTCTTAGAAAATACAACAGTAAGGCTCTCAGACAAGTGATGATTATCAATTTTGATGATAGTCTTATCTCTCTGATGCCAGAGGGAGAAGTGCCTTACACTCCTAATGATGCTCCTCCTGGAACTGATCACACTCGCTTAGAGCATGAGTATAAAGGACTTTATCGTTTCTTTAAGGGTGGTGCTAAACTTCCTTCAATGAAACGTGAGTCTATGTTTGTGCAACTTCTTGAAGGTCTATCTGCAGAAGAAGCAGAATTACTTGTCCTTATTAAGGATGGATCCCTAAGCACAAAGTATAAGAGAATTACTAAAGCAGTTGTCTCTGAAGCATATCCATCCATCGAATGGGGAGGTCGTTCTTGAAGGTAATTTCTAAAGAATGTGATCCCTCTTTAGCAACAGATCGATCATTACCTTACACAGCCTACCTTATTGAATATCGCCAAGATGATATCACTAAGTTTGATATTGTCACTGGTGATAAACAATCGGAGATATTTGACTACTATTGGGATCTTTATAAAAAAGATTTCGTTAATATGACACAAACCGAAGGTAGGAAAAACCCTAGACTATGGCAAGATCCCTCTTCTCCCGCAAAAGAAACCAAAAAAAGAAAGTGATGACTGTCTATCTTGATAAGAGGGCAGAAGAAACTCCTGAAGAAACTCCTGAAGAAACCACACCCACATGGTCTATCGGTGTTGTGCTCACTGTAGTTGTTGCAATTCCATTGGGGTTTATGCTACTATGGAATTGGTTGATGCCAGTAATCTTCAGTCTACCTGCTATAGGATATTTGAAGTCGGCTGGTTTATTAGTTATGTCTTACATTTTATTTAAACGATGACCAAAGTATGCTTAGTCTCTGCTACTCCTGATGCAGAAAAAACTATGGGGTATGTCGCTCGTGTGAGCAACCCAAACAATCAGGATAACCCTAATGTTGCTGGTCTTCTAAAGTATTGCATTAAGCACAATCACTGGAGTGTTTTTGAGCAAGCATTCATGACGCTTGAGATAAACACTACTAGGGGACTAGCAGCTCAAATTTTACGCCACCGATCATTTACATTCCAAGAGTTTTCTCAACGCTATGCTGATTCTTCCTTACTCGCGGAGGAGATCCCTTTACCTGAACTACGCAGACAAGACACCAAGAATCGTCAGAATAGTATTGATGATATTGACCCGTTTGTCCGTCAACAGTTTCAGATCAAAATGCAGAAACACTTTGAAGGAGGAATGAAACTCTACAAAGAGATGCTTGATGCATCTATTGCAAAGGAGTGTGCTCGGTTTGTCTTGCCGTTGGCAACACCGACTAGACTTTATATGACAGGCTCAGTTCGCTCATGGATCCATTATATTGATTTGCGCTCTGCAAATGGCACCCAGAAGGAGCATATAGACATTGTAGAGTTATGTAGGCGGCATTTCATCTGTCAGTTTCCTATCGTCTCTGAGGCGCTGGAGTGGTGCCTAAAAGGTGACTGTAATTGTCCTGATCAACTAGACGAATGTAATTGTATTCAACCAGCATTGAGGATTGACTAATGCCCACTTATCCAGTAATAAATAAGACCACGGGAGAGAAGCAAACTCTCAACATGAGCATGAAAGAATACGGTGACTGGAAGGATGAAAATCCTGACTGGGATAAAGATTGGCAAGAGGGTGTCGGTGGTATTACTTACGGCAAACCAAAACAATCTGACGGATTCAAAGAAGTCATGTCTAAAGTCCAAAGCGCACATCCCCGTGCAAACCTGAGTCGGTTTACCTAAACTATGGCTAGAGCAAGAAAGCGAAACACTGGTGGTCCTCCTGTCCCACCGGGTATGTCTGCAAAACAAATCAAAAGAAAGAAACCGATTGATAAGTCCTACATGGTACCTATCAGTCCACTTACACCTAATCAAGAAATTGTTTTTGAGCAATATTCATTAGGTCAAAATATTTTGCTCCATGGAGCAGCAGGCACAGGTAAAACTTTTATTACATTATATCTTGCTTTGCAAGAGGTGCTTGACGAAAACACACCTTATGATAAGATATACATTGTAAGGTCTCTTGTGCCGACTCGTGAAATTGGTTTCCTTCCTGGTGACCATGAAGATAAGTCTGCTCTCTATCAGATACCATACAAACATATGGTGAGGTATATGTTTAGTATGCCAGATGACAATTCATTTGAGATGTTATATGACAACCTCAGATCGCAAGAGACTATTTCTTTTTGGTCTACTAGTTTTATCCGTGGTGTCACTCTCGATAACGCTATTGTTATTGTCGATGAATTCTCTAATCTCAACTTCCATGAGTTAGATTCTATGATCACTCGTGTTGGTGAAGATTCTAAGATCATGATGTGTGGAGACATCACACAGACCGACTTGACTAAAGAAAATGAAAAGTCTGGTATTGCAGACTTTATTAAAATTCTTCAAAATATGAGAGAGTTTAGTTGTGTTGAGTTTGGTATTGATGATATCGTTCGCTCAGGACTTGTTAAATCTTATCTCCTTACAAAGTATAACCTTGGTTTCTAATGTTTAATTTTATTGATGTTGATGTCAACGAAGTTGATGTCGATCCTGTGAATCGTGATGGAGTAAGATTTTATCCTATTCCTGGAGCAGATAAATATTATCCGAGCGTTACTTCAGTTACATCTTTTAAAAGCGCACAATTCTTTGTTGAATGGCGTAAAAAGATTGGTGAAACTGAAGCAAATCGTATCACCGCTCGTGCTACTCAAAGAGGCACAGCATTCCATAGCATGGCAGAAGATTATTTCAAGGGGGATCTGGATATTAACAAATACTTGGAAAATAATCCATTATCTGTTAGAATGTTTCAGTCCGCAAAGACTACGCTTAACCGTATTAACAACATACACTGCCTAGAAACTTTTTTATACTCGCATTATCTTGGACTTGCTGGTCGAGTAGACTGCATTGCTGAGTTTGATGGTGAATTGGCAGTGGTAGATTTTAAAACCTCCACTAAAGAAAAAAAGGAAAATTGGATTGAAAATTATTTCGTCCAAGAGACTGCATATGCAGCAATGTTCCTTGAAAGAACTGGCATTGAGGTAAAGAAAATTGTCACACTTATCGCGGTTGAAGACGGGTCTATTCAAATCTTTCAGAAGTACAATCTTGATGACTATCTACAGTTACTTAAATCCTACATTGAAGAATTCGCAAATGCCAAAGGATAAATCTGAAGAGCAATTTATGACACCAACTAAATTTTCTTTGGAAATTGAAAGGTTGGTAAAGACAAGCAATGGTTTGATTACCTATGTTGAAGCAGTAGTGACCTACTGCCAAGAAAATGATATTGAAATTGAAACTGTTCCTAAACTGTTATCTAAACCTTTGAAGGAAAGACTGCGACATGAAGCGCAGCGTATGAATTACATGAAAAAAACATCTAAAGGAGTATTGCCACTGTGACGGGATTTGAAGTGTATCAAATGTATCTTGCATTAAAAAATCACTTCACTAAACCTGATTATGATTATGTAAAATACCGAGGCAAGACCAGAGCAAGTCAAAAATCTTTTGATGGTCGAAGCGATGCATATTTTTTCAAGAAATTAGCGACAAAGTATTCTAGTGAGTCTATGCTAGATTTCTTTGTCGCTAATTTTTTGCATGACTCTAAAGGATATTTAAGAAACTTTAGTAGTGATATCTATACCAAATGGAAGATCCATCAAGAGTCTTTTACTTATAAATTTAAGCAGGACATTGATTTGCTTCTAGAAGATGTCGGACATCCTTATGAAAAAAACTTTGACAAATTATTTCATGCAGAAAGAGGCAAGCACCCCATTCTTCTTAAGAGATTTTATTCTAGTGAAATAACCTTAGAGACATTAGTTGTTTTTGATCACTGCCTTCAATATATAAACCGAGTTGATAAAGTATTGGCAGATCCTATGTGGAAAGATACTAAATTGAAGGTGCAAAAGTATCAACCATTTCTACAAATTGATTGTAAGAAGTATAAAAAAATAATTTTAGAGACTATAAGAGAAAAACTATGACTCAATTTTTTAAATCTGATCAAGTGCAGACTGATCTAACGGCAATATTTGAAACCTATCAAGAAATTTCAAACAAGACTTCTCAGTTAGGAAACATGAATAAGCAAGAAAAATTAAATCATATTGAAGAATGTAAAACTCTTATTGATAAACAGAAAACTTTCTATGGAAGGTTGTGCCTTGCTGCCTCTGAAGACCCTGAAGCATCAGATATGAAAACCAGAATCAATGCTCTGTCTCAGGCATTTGGATACCGTGATATTGCTGAGTGTATGGAAGCAATGGTGCAGACACTTGAAGCAGCGGCACAACGTGAGGTTGACAGCGCCTAAATAGTATGCTACGATAACCTAGTAGCAAACAAAACACACACAACAAATACGGAGAATACTAAATGTCTTTTGCATCTCTAAAGAAGGCTAGTGCCGCTGGCAATACGATTGCCAAACTTACGAAAGAGATCGAGAAAATCAATCAACCTCAGGGTGGAGGCGGTCCTGACGAGCGTCTTTGGAAACCTGAGTTGGATAAGTCTGGCAACGGTTACGCTGTCATTCGTTTCCTCCCTGCTCCTGACGGAGAGGATATGCCTTGGGCAAAGATCTGGAGTCATGCTTTCAAAGGTCCTGGTGGACAATGGTATATTGAAAATTCTTTGACCACTATTGGTAAGGATGATCCCGTTGGTGAGATGAATCGTCAACTGTGGAATAGTGGATCTGATCGCGATAAGGAAACTGCTCGTGCTCAGAAACGTAAACTGTCTTACTATAGCAACATTTATGTAGTAAGTGACCCATCTCGCCCTGATAATGAAGGTAAAGTTTTCCTTTATAAGTTTGGCAAGAAAATCTTTGACAAACTGGTCGAAGCAATGCAACCTGCATTTGCAGATGAAACACCTCTAGATCCCTTTAATTTCTGGACTGGTGCAGACTTCAAATTGAAGATCCGCAAAGTTGATGGTTATTGGAATTATGATAAGTCTGAGTTTGCGTCTCCTGCTACTCTTGGTAACTTCTCTGACGATCGCCTTGAGTCTATCTGGAAGGAAGGATATTCACTTTCAGAGTTTGAAGATACTAAAAATTTCAAGAGCTACGAGCAACTTCAGCAACGTTTGAATATGGTTCTTGGTAGAGGACCTGCTCCTACCCCACGTATTGATCGTGAGACTCAGGAAGATGAAGCATTATTTGATTCCCCTGTTGGTAGTTTCAATGATCCTGTTATTACTCCTACTAAGAATTGGGGTGAAGAAGTATCTAACTTCCGAGAGAAAGCAGTTGCTTCTAGTCCTTCAAAAGATGACGCTGATGATGCAATGTCTTACTTTGCACAACTTGCTGAGGAAGACTGATGAAACTACTTGCTCTACCCTTAATGTTGCTTATGGCAACTCCTGCTAATGCTATTACTTGGCGTGAATTTTGGGAACCTTTTGAGGTAGAGCATCATCATCACCATCGTCCAAGACGTAGACAGGTATGCACTGAAGAAGTTTATCGAGAGGTTCGTAATCGAAGAGGTCACTTCGTTGAGTATTACTATGAGACAGTGAGGGTGCCCTGTTATAGGTATCGCCGTTACTGAAACGAAATTTGACTTTTAATTCCCTGAAACGTCGGAAAAAAACTCCGCCATTTTTTTGACTCCTAGGGTTTTCTAAATTGTTGCTCTAAGATAATCCTAAGAAGACTCTCTTTTAATGACATAAGACCTTGCTGCTCAAAAGAATCGCCACCAGGCCATTTTTCCAAATAAAAACAGACGGATTTGTACACTAGTATGAGTCCGTCTTTTGTCATGTCTATGTTTATATAATCCTCATTAGGATTAATACCCTCCACCGTAAGATCCTCCACCTGAAGATCCACTGCTTCCCGAAGATCCACTACTACCAGAACTACTGCTGCTGCTAGAACTACTGCTACTAGAAGAAGAACTACTGCTGCTACTACTAGAACTACTACTATCGCTGTTATAAACTATCGTTGTGCTACTACCATCACCAGTGCTACTGGTGCTACCAACAATAGTAGCACTAGTTCCTGCAGCACCTTGAATTCCTGCAGAATCGAATCCAGCAACAGCAGTGAGACCTGATCCACCAGAATTTCCGGCGGTTAGTGTGGATCCGTCTCTTCGGAAAGAATTTCTATCAATAAATGCTGCAGCAAGGGAAACGGGAGTTTTTTTGCGATTT